AGATGTTCTTCGATAGATTCTCCGGTAATTTGTTTAGTTAAGTCTGCAGTTATTTCAAGTTCTTGATTTAGCTTTTTTTGAAAATCTACTTCTTGAGAAGTTGCTTCTTCTAATTCAACAAATTTATCTTCTATTTCTTGTAAAAATGATTTCATGCATGTACCTGTTTTAATTCATTAACTAAATCCATATATCTTAATAGAGATAAAACATGAGATTCTTTAATTATTTTTTTATTTTCAACCGAGCATAACATTTCAGATAATTTTTCTACTTTAATTTTAGTAGTTTTGTCTGTTACACTACTTGCTAATTCTTTTAGTTGTTTTTTAATTTGAGGAATTGTTTTTCCTATATATTTTTTAAATACATCAGTATCATTAACATTAGTTATATATTGTCCTAATAGATCTTTTTGAGATTCAGATAATATTCCATATTTTTTATTAAATTTTTCAATTAATAAATTATATGATAATATTCTCATATCTTCTGGTTGTTTTCTATATGATTCTAAAACTACATCTTTATTAAATGATTTACCAGACGGCATTCCATTTTCTACAATTATTGATTTACATTGCATTAATTGTTTAGGGTTTGCAGATTCAGAATGTTCAAATAACATATATATTGATGCTAAAACTTTATAATTATTTATATGTATTTTTGATATATTTTCAAATACAAAATTTTCTTGAATTTCTTTTACTAAATTATAACGCTGTCTTTTCAAAACACTTTGATTTAATTTACCATGTGCATCTTTTACATTGCGTATGAATTCTAGAGCATAAGCTTCTGATTTATAGTGTTCTTTAATTAAATTATTATAAAGTTGTAATTCTTTAGCTAATTCGGTATTTTTACCAAAATATTTTTTAATTATATCGATAGTTAATGATTTATCAGAAGTCATTGTTTCTGATGTTAATTTACGTACCAATAATTCAAATAGAATACCAGTGTTTCTATATTTTGAATGTTTCAATTTTTTCATACCATACCGATAGTTTATAATAAATATATTTAAAAATATTATTCTAGTATATTATCTTCATCTAATATAGTACCAGTGTCATTATTTGCATCTTTTTCTTTCAATGATTCTGTAATTATATTAGGAGTTTTATTATATTTTATTTTTAATGATTTAATTAAATTATTATTTTCTGTAGTAAATGAAATTTTTCGTTTACGTTTTACAGGTTGAAATGCAGTTTTTTGATTATCAATATCAAAAGCTTGTTTTAAAGTCTTTTTACCGGTTGCATCCCACCCAAATGCATTGTCATGTTGTCCTGATTTAATACCTTCTTTAGGCCTTCCTCCGACATCTCGGTCCTCCACTTCATCTGATGACATATGTACCGTAGCTAAATCGTGCGGTGTACCATATGATACTCCTGTTATGGAAGGATCATTTCCTTCTTGCTCTATTTGATTTTGTCGGAATCTTAATTTAAGATCTTCTATAACATTGGTTCTTTCTTGCAACCATTGTTCTTCTGACATATTAAATATATATTCATAAATGTATTTATCAGAAACTAATTTACTATCTTTCATTGTGTTAGCTAATGTTATTTTTTCATTCATTAGTGCAACTTTTTGTTGATCGTAAATTATAGATGGAGCTGTTAATTCTAATTCAAATCCAACTAAATCTTCACCTTCAAATCCTTGCGAATATAAATGAACTATAGCTATTTTAGTTAGTTCAGAAACCATTATTTTTTGTAATCGTTCTATAGTTCGAGCAAATCTAATATCCATTGATGCTAATGTAGTTTTTCCTTCTACGCCTTCATCAAAACCTAAAAATGGCTTTGGTATCTTTAAAGCAGCCATCATTTTATGTTTAACATAATCAATATCTTCAATTCCGGTAAAAGTCATTCCTGGTAACGTGTCGATTGATGTTGATGATTGACCTCCTCTAACCGGCAAATAATAATCTTCTAACATATTATTAAGATTAAATTTTAAATTATAATTTCCGGTATTTGCGTCAATATGAGGAATTTTTTTCATTTTATTGATAACTTGTTCCATATATGTATCAACTTCATTTGGTGGAATATTACCAATATCAATTTTAAAAATACGTTTTTCTGGCGCTCTCATTATACGGTGAATTAACATTGCGTCTTCTAGCATCATTAATTTTTGAAATTCTTTTCTTGCTCCTTCGAGCATACTACGACCATATGGTAAAAAATTTGAATCTGAAAGCATTCGAAAATGTGCTATTTCATATACATCATATCCATTCTGTGGGCTAGATGCGTGTCGAAATTTTATATTATATTCTCCAGTTTCTTCATTATATTCTTCTGTTCTTTCTATTTCATAGCTAGAAAATGGCCTTGCATTTATAATTCCTAATTCATCTGCAATATCTAATTTTAAAAAGAAATCTCCATATTTCGCCATATTTCTAATCCATGGCCACATATTAAATTCAATATTTAAAACATCATTAAATAAATTTTGAAGAATTTTTTGGATATTTGTTTTATTACTTTTAATAGCTAATACTTCACCAAATTGATTAGCTAATGTAGATTCGTCAGCATATATATCTAATGCAGAACTAATAATTGGATCTTTATCCATCATTTCATAATCTACATATAATTGTATACGATTTTGGTTTGCATAGTAATTTGAATCATATCCACCACTACCACCAGTGCGATATCGATTAGATCCATGTAATCTAGTATATCTATCAGCTAATTTGGTTTGACCTATATTACCTGCAGACTGTAATCTATTAGTATCAACAATGCGTATTTTGTCTTTACCATACGCACGCACGATGACATTGGTACTAAATAAGTTTCGTAAACGTTTTCTTAATGACGCCATTATAATAATTATTTTTTAATAAATATAAGTAACTACAGAAGCCAGGTCAGATCTTCATCAGTTGTTCCATTATTCCAATTCCAGCCTGTATTATCTGCATTTGGTTTTCCTGTATAAATAACAGAATCTGATTTTTGTAACCTAGTTATTGCTCGTTTATTTAAATCTATCCCTTGTTGTCTTAATTTTAATGATGTATCTCGTAACCATAATCCTATTGCGAAACTCATTACTAAATCATCATTATATCCTACTTGTGCTTGAGCTTTACCATTTAACCAAATAAACACAAATAATTCTTGTATTAATCTTTTACTTCTAATAATAGGAGTTTTTTCTCTCATATACATTTCTAATGCAGATATCATTAATGGTCTCGTTCTGCTAGTAGTAGAAACTCCTGGTACCATTTTTGTTTTATCTTTTATGTCATACCCTTTCTTAAGATGTATCTCTAAATCTACATATCCATCGTCTTTATATGTATAAAATAAATTTTCATAATTTCGATCTAATGCTGGTTGAATTGCAGCCCAACCAATATTTGCATTTTCAATAGCTAATAATGCATTATTCCATTCGGTTGCGACTGAAACTAGCATATTTCCAAAATCTTTAGGTGGAAGTTTACCTTTATATTCAGCAACTTGTTTTATAGATTCAACTTCTATAACGTGAAATGTAGACCAGTCGGCGCCATCTCCACGCGCTACGTCAGCTACTATTATATAATTTAAACTATAATCTGGATATTCCCATATCCAATATGCATTATCATATCCTCGTTTTTCAACTGGTTCAATACAGATATTTTCATATTCCTGTAAACATTTACCTTCTATAACAGTATGTCCCGAGGAAACAAAATCACAATCGCATTCTTGCGCTGCCCCCCTTTCTCCTAATAATTGTGTTTGTCTTAATCGCCATTCTTTATCTCGATCAGGATGGACAGTCCAATGTAATTTTATATTTCGCCATTCTGTATTTGGATTTGTTTCTCCGTCGACCCATGTTTTATGAAACCAATTTCCTATACCATTTGGGGTAGAAAGTACAATAGCTGAACCACCAGTTGATAATGTTGCTTGTGATGCTATCCATATTTCTTCTACATTTCTGATGAATGCAGCTTCGTCTACTATTAATAATGATAATGCTTCTGATCTAGCTCCGGTAGTCGCGGATGAAACTGCTTTTATTTGTGAACCATTTTTAAACTTTAACGATAATTTATTATCTGCTTCTATATTACCTTTAAGCCAACTTGGTAAATTATCATGCATAATTCTAACTTTAGTAACTAAATTTTTAGCTACTTCTTGTGTAGTTGCAATGACTAATGTGTTAAAATCTTCTTTAAATAACATACACCATAAAGCATAGCCGGCGGTTAATGTTGAAATACCCAATTGCCTAGATTTTAAAATTACATTGTACCTACTTTCTTTTAATTGGGCTAATGATATTTCTTGAAAATCATATAAATTAAATTTTATTTTTCCTCTTTTTGGATGTTGAATATAACAATATTGCCGCATAAAAAATACAGGATCTGCAGCACACATTGTATATTGTTGTCGAATTAAATCTTTTATATTTGGTTTATTAGACATATTATTTCACAGCCTGTATGATGAATATACTTGTTATAGCTGAAGTTAATATCCCGCTACTAAACCATAATAATTTATTATCGTGCCATTTAGGTTGAAGTCTTTTTTGGCGTTCAACATATAAATCTATGTTATTTTTTAGTAAATTAATTTGTTGTTGTTTATATTCAAGTTGTAACGAATCTAATTTAATTAAATGCTCTAAATCTTGAATTAATGATGATTGTTGTGATATTAATTGATTATTAATTGAATCTGTATAATGTAATGAATCTAATGTTTCAGAAATATTATGAATTTGTTTTTGAGTAAAACATGTATCTACTTGTGCAAATGAAGAATTGCATATAATAATAAATAATGTCCAAATTAACCATTTCATTTTTTCTTTGTTTTAGATATAATATTTTTCTTTGCAGCTGATGTTGACTTTTTATTCGTTGGATGCTTTGTTGCCGGTTTTTTAGTTTTTTGTTGTTTTGTGTTTTTAATTTGTTTCTTTTTAACAACGATTTTGTTTTTTAATGTATTTTTTTGTTGTTCTACTTGTTCAATTTTTCCTTGTAGTTTTTCTGTAGCTTTTTCATTTTCATTGATCTTTTTATCAATTTTTTTAACTGCTTTTCTTTTACGAATATTACTTAAGGTAATTATACTCAATACGAGTACAATAATACCTACTAGTATTTTCCAAGATTTTTTAATTAAGTTTATTATCAGATTCATTTTCTTGTTTATTTTTTAAATTTATATATGATATTTTATCTACATTAGAAAGTTTTTCTTCTATATTTTCTAAAAATTTTTGTTTAAACTCATCAAATTGTTTCTGTACAGTATCATTAAATTCTTCAGGAGTCATTTTTGCATGCCACGTTTCTGTATCTCCTTTTGAATTTTGTACGAATTCTGCAGACTTTGTATATGTTTCTTTTAATAACTTTACATCTTCTTCAGCTCGATTTAACCAAGCCATGGCATTATTACGAATCCTGGTTCTCTCATATTCTTCAAATTTACCTTCTTTTCGAAGTGTATTTTCCATTTCTATAACACAATCAAAACACATTCCGTGTATTGTTCTCATTTTTTTATCTAACTCAGTTGGTGTTATACATGTACAATCACCTTTACAATTTGGAAATGAATTTAAATATGACTTTACTTCTTCTGTTATAGAGTTTTTTGGTTTTTTAACACGAAAGCCAGTTTTTTGTTCAATTTCATATATAGTACCATTTATTGTTTCTTCCCATTTTTCGCCTACATCTCGTTTTTTATGTATATTTCCAGTATACATACCTACGTTGTTTTTAGTTTGGGTACGATGGGTACCTTCTATCATTTGTTTAATAGCTTTGATATTTTGTAACTTTTTTGCCATAATAATATTATATGTATTTTTTTAGTTAAATCCTAATATTAGGCTCGTAAATTTTTATCAGCAAGTTTTTTTAATGTTAAATAAAATGATTTTTGATTTTCTGCATCTAAATTATCTATTCCTAAATTAATCATAGGCTTTAATGCGTCTGCAGATGTTCTACCATTATCACTTTTTTGAAATACTAATGATTGTTTCATTATAGCTTTTTTCTTTTTTTGTTCGGCTGATAATGTATCATCTAATATTTCTTCAGTTTCTTTATCTTCTGCAGCTTCAACATCGTCTGTTGCTTCGGAGTCAGATGCATCGTCATCTACTGTAGCAGGAGTTGATGTGGTTGGGGGTGCTGGTGGGGTAGATGTGGTTGGGGGTGCTGGTGGGGTAGATGCGCCTTCTTCTTCTCCACCTTCATCCTCTGCTTCTTCTCCTCCACCTTCTACATCTGTTTCGACTTCTCCACCTTCTTCTTCTGGTGCTTCTTCATCTTCTGGAGCTTCGTTTATATCTTTTAATGCTTTTTGTTCTGATAAAACTTTTTTAATTTTCTTACGAATATATTCACGAACTAAACGTTCTTTTTGTTCTTCTGTAAGTTTTGAGATTTTCTTTTCTAATTGTTCTCGTTTAAGGTTTTCTATCTTATCTTCGATTTGATCTTTACTATCCTTTTCATCTTCATTTTGGATTTCTTTTCTTTTTTTAGCAGTATATTTAGGATCATGATCGCCTTCTACTTTATAATAGTCTGCAACGTCTTTTTTATTAGGAACCATATTATCTACATCATCAATAACTAATTTATCTCTTTTACGTAACACATTAGTTTGAGGTTCTCCAACAGAATTAGGATTCATTCCTCCATCTTTATCTTCAGCAGTATAATCTTTAAGATCTTTCCTCGCTTCTTGTTTTTGAGATTTTTTAAAATCTTTTATACTTGATTCTTTATACTTAGTTTTATGTTTTTCTGCTCTGGCCATTCCAAATTCCTATTATATTTTATATAAATATTACCTTGCGTACTTTAACGCTCCTACTACTTGATTTATGGGTGCAAATGCTCCTGTTAATTTATATGTTTTACCTTTGAATACAAATACAATTCCTTCTGTCGGAACTATTGCATCTACTCCACCAAGTTTTTCTATTTTTTTTAATTGATGTTCTAATTTATTAA